ACCTACTGGACCACAAGGCTCAAACGGTTCTAATGGACCAACTGGTCCGACTGGTCCGACAGGTCCAACTGGTCCAACTGGGCCAAGAGGTCCAACTGGTCCAAGAGGCCCGACAGGTCCGACAGGAAACGCAGCTACAGGTGTAAACACAGTCGGCTCATACAGTATGATGAAATGGATTTACCAAGGTCAGGCAATTAGTAGAAACCAAAACGTTTATGGTAGCCAAGTTCAGCAAACAGGTTTTAACCAATTACATGGGTGGCAATCAACACACCATAACCACTCAAGCGCATCTACCAACTCAGGAAGTTGGAAGTCACATTCCCAAGTTGCAGCTTTCCCGAACTGGTATTGTGCAGGATTATTTGTAAGGATTTCGTAATATGCCCATTCCAATAACAGAATATAGAAATGCTAAATGTATTGATGACACAGGACTTCTAATAGACGTAGAAATAAATCACCCAGAACATGGGTGGATACCTTATACGCTAAACCCAGAAGATGAAGATAATACCATCGATAATGATGCGTTATTATTATTAATCGGTGCTGACAAACAAGCCTATGTTCCTCCTACTGCCGCAGAGGTGGAAGCAACGCTTGCAGCAGAAAATCGTGCGGAGCGTGATGGTCGGCTATGGGAGGTTGATACAATTATTTCTAACCCATTACGTTGGGCGGCAATGTCAACTGAACAACAAAATGCTTGGTCAACATATAGACAGGCATTATTGGATGTTCCACAGCAATCTGGCTTTCCTCAAACGGTAAGCTGGCCTACGAAACCTGATGTATAATGGATATTAAAGAGTTTAATCTACTAGGCACAAGGGCCTATCAAATAGACAACTTCTATGATAATCCTGCTTTTATTATGGATATGGTTTTATCTGGACCACCTAATCAAGTGGTTACAGAACATCCTTTGCATGGTAATGAGTTTTTTGACCTTCGCCATCATAGGTCAGAACCAACACTTAAAAAGTATACAGACCAAATCATCGAAGTTTTAGATGACGATAACTTTTATGTGTACAAAGAAAACGGTGTTGATGTTTTAGACACTAACTTCATGCGTTGGAAAAAATCTGACTTTAATAATTATGAGGATAATTTTTGGTTTCCCCATCAAGATGAAGGTTGGGTTTGTATTATATATTTAAATGAAGCTGAAACCAACGGCACAAATATATATGAAGATAAACATAAAAGCATTTATAAGTATGGTGGCAGGAAAACAGAAGAGGATAGACATCCTTGGAAACCTAAGTCAGATTTTGAAGTAGTAGATTATTTAAAGCCAAAATTTAATAGGGGGTTTTTATTCGATGCAAAAAAAATTCCACATGGTGCAGCCGTTGATGATGAAACATACTTTTACTCAGAAGCTGAACAAAACTATAGTAGGCACAGATTAAACCAAGCATTATTCTTTTTTCCAAGGTAGGCAACATGAGACAAAACTGGCAACTTTATCCTAAAAATATGGATGAAGAAACAATACAAAACATCATTGATGTAGCAAACAAAACAGATACTAAACAGGCTGGAACATTTAATAGTGATGAATTTGATACAAATATTCGTTCAAGTCGTGTTTCTTGGCTAAATGAGCATGAATGGATTAGGCAAAGGTTATACCAGTATGTAAACCACGCAAATATAAATGTTTTTCGTTTAAATGTATTTGATATGTCTACGGTCCAATATACTGAGTACCATGCTTCAGAAGGTGGACATTACGATTTTCATCACGATGTTGATTGGCAGCGCAATGACGGCTTCGATAGAAAAATATCTGTAACGGTGCAACTGAGTGACCCAAGTGAATATGAAGGTGGTGAGTTTGTTTTTACAGAAGTCAATTCTCCAGTACCTGAAGAGTCAAAGCAAAAAGGTTCAGTCTTGGTTTTTCCAAGTGTTTTAGGACACAAAGTTTTGCCTATCACAAAGGGAGTAAGAAAATCACTAGTGGCTTGGTTTGAAGGTCCACAGTGGCAATAATCAATAAAGGATAAGTGAATGCCTAGTAATTCTACGATTGCAGGAGATCCGATTGGTGCTTTTGACGACTCTGGTGTAAGCGAGGTACTTACTGGTGTTACAGCAACAGCTTCGGTTGGAGCAGTTTCTTCAAATGGGCTTTTCACAGGTACAATAGGAAGTGTATCAGCAACTGGAGCATTAGGTTCTATCAGTGCTGCAGGTCCAGGATCTTTTGTAGTTACTGCAGTATCAGCCTCTACAAGTATAGCTGCATTGACCTTTAATGCTAAAGCAAATATAGCATCTCCTGCAGTCACGGCATCAACTTCAATTAATGCAACTACTGCAACTGGTGGGGCTAGTGGATCTCTAACATCTTTAAGTCTTACTGGTTCTGCTTTTGGAGATGTTGAAGAATTACAAGCACATAACTATACAGTA